GAGGATTAATAATGGCAAAATTTGCGATAACTTATGAAAATGAAACAATCAAATATGAGCTTACTTTTAGAGGCAAAGTGTATGACTTTACAATGTATAAAGATGATTGTGGTATGCACTCTGATAAACAATTGTTTAGCTATCAGTTGGAAAACGATGGTGTTGACACTTCTATGTTAGATTGGGATATAGATAATGTAGCTTTTACAACCGATGAAGTAGAAATCCTTGATACACTTAAAATGTTAGAAGCAATTGAGTAGGAGAAAGAAGAATGAAAATAGTTTATCACAATGACGCAGACGGTAAATGTGCAGGTTTCTGGGTTAAGGAACTTGCTTATGCCGAGGAATATATTGGTTACATAGAAATGGATTACGGCAGAGAGTTTCCGTTTGATAAGATTAAGAAAAATGAAACAGTATATATTGTTGATTACTCAATCGAACCAAGTGAAATGGATAAGCTTCTCGAAATCACGCCGAATGTTACTTGGATTGACCACCATATTTCAGCTATTAAAAAGTATAAAAACTACGATAAAAAAATTCGTGGTATTAGGTATGACGGAGTAGCAGGATGTATGCTTACATATTGTTATCTGAAGCATATGACAGATAGAGGCATTGGCAATATTAAACCATTCGAGGAGAGTATGACGGAAGATGCTCCGATGTTTACAAAACTGATAGCTGATTACGATGTGTGGACTTTCAAGTATGGACATTTGACCAAAGAATTTCACGCAGGATTCAAGACACTATCAAACACAGCTCCATTCAGTAATTGTTGGATGAAATTAAATGATTCTGTATATGATTATGGTGCTACAGATGCTTTAATTAAGAAAGGTGTTTCAAGGATTCAGTATCGCAAAGAAACAATGACACATTATTGTGAAGCTGTCGGTTTTGAGGTGATGTTTAACGGTTACAAATGCTTTGCTGTCAATATGGGAATGATGAGTAGTGACGATTTTGTTATTAATAACATTGACGATTATGATATGCTGATTGGTTTTGTTTTCAATGGACACGAATGGAGATACTCTCTGCGTTCAACGAAGGTTGATTGTTCAAAGATTGCTATGTTGTATGGCGGTGGCGGTCATAAAGGTGCTGCTGGGTTTAATACCAAAGAATGTGTTTTAGGAAAGGGCGATGACTGTGAAAATTCTTAAACACGGAAAATATTATCATCCACCACAGTTGTGTATCTGTCCAAAATGCGGATGCGAATTTGTGGTAGATGATGATAAATGTGGGCATTCTTACTTTGATGATATTTACGGATGCGAGTGTCCTGAATGCGATACAAGAAGTCCGTCAGTAGGGGATTATAAAAAATGGTAAAAATTATTAAAAGTGGTACAGATTGTGTGACGAAGTTGTTTCATCAG